ACCCGCGCCTCCAAGTCATCCAACTTTTCCTGAATCTTCCTGAGTTCGTACTCAATAGGCCGCGCATTCGGCCCCTGCATCCGCCTCGTCGGCTTGTACTCAACCGTCGGCATCAGGCCACCAATCCTGCTCCGCCTCCATCAACAATGCGCTTACAGAGGTAGCAATACCGGCTACCAGTTCCTCCATCGCGTCTACACGGTTGCACATTTCTTCCATCGCAACCAATCGTGTTTCTAGATCCCGAATGTCTTGCGAAACATCTTCCACTCGCGCATAAGCGTGCATGTCCATCGAATCTTCAATCGCTTCAACAGATTCCTCCAGACGGTCGATGCGGGCCACCGTGCGGGCAGACGACCAAGTGATAGTCCCAGCGATCACCGCCACAGACAAGATCAGGCCAACCGCTATGGTCGGGATCTTTACCTGTCGGATGTCGGTGGGAGTGTTCATTATTCAGCGGCGAACGCGTTACAAGCCAAGAGCCGCCGACAGTTCAGCGAGGTTCAATCCCGACTGAGCCAACTTCTCCTCCACCGTCCGCGTGTCTTCGGGGCCAGCAACATGGGTATTGACGGCTGCTTCGAGATCGGCGTCAGATACACCGTCCAGTGACACGATCTCACAGGTATCGCCCACAGTGGTGCAATGGAGTCCACCGCCACCAGTTTCCTCGTCCAACTGGGCGAGGTTGACCGTCTTTGTCGTCGTCACGCTCATAGCGCAATCACCACCATTCTGGGGCGCACGGAGTCGCCGTAGATGTTTGTCGTTCCTGCGCTACACTTGAACTGCCAATCAATGTTGTACGCCGTACTGGCCGTCAACCCTGTGATGACAGTGAGGGCCGTACATCCTCCGATAGTCCAGTAGGAGTTGTCCTGTAGGCGGATGTCGTAGTTGGTGCCCGCCGACGTATTCGCCTGCCATACCGTCTGACCGCCAGTGTTACCAGCGTAAGCGGCCAACAGACATGCGATGGCCGTGCAATCCTCGGGCGTCGTAATCGCCACCCGTGCGTTCGTTGTATGTACGTCAACAAACGAAGTCGAAGTTGTCGAGTAGTTACCGGCGCTGGTGTCAACCTTGTATCCAAGAACTGGCGACGACGAGGCTTCATTCCAGTTGGAAACTGGTTGACTTACGAAGTATCGCAGAGCGTTAGACATCAGGCAGTAATCCTGTTCACATACCCGTTGATGTTGATGACATTTGCCGTCGCAGCAAACGCCTTCACAACCAAACTGTTCTGTAGCAACAGCCCCGGAACTATCAGCACCCAGCCAGCCTCAGCACCAATCGTTATTTCAGTGAGGCGCTGGTCGTCGCTGGTCGCACCATATTCAATGGTGAGTTTGCGGTCAGTGGAATCCGTGTTGCAGGCATACAGCCAGATTTCATCCATGTCGGACGTACCACTCGTAGCGGTATGAATCGTGGTGCCCGCCGAGGAGTTGGCGGCTACCTTGATGTTCATGCCTGTCGTGCCGCCAGACAGCAGAACCTTTGAGTATGTTGCCATGTTGCTTTCCCTTAGTTGAAGAGTGAGTTGGACAAAATGTCACTAGCGTTGCCATCGCCCTGAAGGGAAACAGTTCCAGTAGCGTCGGGTAATGTGATAGTGCGGTCAGCGGTGGGATCGGTCACGTTCACAACCGTTTCGTACGCGTTTGCAGTCGCACCCTCAAACGTGATGACAGGATTCGACCCGTCAATCTTGATGCCAGCCGTAAAGGTCGCCAACTGCGAAACCGACAAAGTGCCCTGAACCGTAGTCAACTGCCCGGACGCCGACAGGTACGGCGTCCCAGTCGCCCACGACACCACGTCCGTAAAGTTGGCGTTCATCTGGGACGCCACAATCGACGTGCCTGCAGTAAACGAGTTAGTTACAGCCAAAGCCGCCATTATCGCAATCTCCTCGTCCTGTACATCGCTACAGCCGACGTAAGCCCCCATTTACCGCGGGCGCCCGTAGACGGCGTAACACTAAACCTCAAACTAATAGCCTTGGCTGTCCCAGCCGTAGGCCACCTGAAGAACTTGTAGATGTTGGAGGTGCCCAAAGCAGCCCACTCCGATACGTTCCAGACGCCATCGCCGGACCCGGAAGGATCAGAGTCCCACGACGCTGCCCCACCGGGGCCGGTAATCGACTGGGATTGAGAAACAGACTCCGTGGACAGGTCGTAATCCTTGAAAATCCCCATCCGTACCGTCAAGGTGTTGTCCGCCAACATAACCGTACGGGTCTTCCCCCACCGTTTCGTAAACGTGGGACGATTCCCCACGAACCATCCCGTCTGGTAGAAGGACTGGATTTCCTCCGCTGTTGCCGCACCATAGTCGTCTACATCGGCATCCACACTGACTTTCGCTACCCGTGTAAATGCTGCCGTGCCGTTCACGTCGGACGTGACAGCCAACCCAAAATGCTGCGCCCCCGACGGTCTGTAAGCCAACAGGCTGCGGGCATTGATGTCATACCGGGTCCACGCCCCCGTATCGCCCAAAGACGGGTCCCACATAAACGTGTTGCGTCGATTTGTCTGATCCGACCCGGCAAGGTTGTCGCCCGACTGGTAATCAACCGAAACCCACAGTTTCTCGTCAAACCACATCAGCGACGGTGCTGTGCCCAAAGTCAGGCTTCCGTCGTCCAACGCCGGTTTGACGCGCTCAAACACCCACGCTACCTGTTCGTACGCTATGAGAAACACGCCATCTTCGCCGTACCAAAAGAACACCCCCGCCGTACCAGCCACCGGGCTAGTACCTTCGCGGCACCCTGCCGTACGGGTGAGGTTGCGCACCTCAAACGAATCACGGCTGAACCCGTAAATGGCATACACGCTGTTCTGCTTGAATACCAGCAGCCGGTCAGCATCGGGGATAATGGCGGTTATGTAGTCACCGTCCTCGCCAATGTCAATATCTATGTAGTCGCTGGCTGTCCAGTTCTCGCCGTCGTTTACGGCTGAAAACCTCACACGGTTCTTGTGTGCCGTGCTTGACTCCAACGTGTAAGCAGCCCACACGAACTCAGCCCACGTTGCCACATAGCGGGCGCACGGAAAATGTCCGGCAGAGCCGTCTATGTCCGGGGTAAGCCGGGTGGCGTTGTTGGAACCCGCCCAACCCACAGCCGAATACGACGTATCGAACAACGACCCGTTCACAATGTACGTTGTGTCGTTGAATGTTACGGCCTGCGGGGGTTGCAAGCCGGTCATCGTGATGTTCCCCGCCGACGACGCAACCTGCGTAAAGTTCCCAGCCGCCCCTGTGGCATAGTGCAGCGTGCTGTTACCCCCGCTCGTAGCAGCCACCATAACCTGATTGTTTGACGCATCGGAGTGGTGGAACAAACTAAGAAGGTGACCTCCTAGAGCCGTACTGTTGATGACATCTACGGCATCCCGACGCGAAACGCCGCCACGCGGGTCCACATCCACGTTTAGCAACCCCGGAGATTCGTTCGCTGCGAGATTGAACTGGTCAGCGCGTAGATTCAACCCGCCGGTAAAATCGGCGCGTTCATCGTAGCGGTAGGCATCGCCCCCCTTGGCTACCCTGCGGTCTGCCTGCAGCGGCATCTACAACTCCCACGAATAGCGCAACCTGCCGGGAAGGTACGACTGTGACATCCACCGTGATGCCCTGATGCTGTTCAACACCAGCGGCTGTGGGGCAGGGGAGTCCTCAAAACGTGCCCGCAGATTGTCCAACTCTTGGATAAACTGCGAATAGTACTGTTGCCCCATGGCGGCGTCTTCCTGCTGCTGGTACGCACGGTAAAGTGCATACAGCGCCAGTACGTTGTCAAACGGCACCGGCAGGTCCGGTGTGTTCGCATCCGCAATCGCTGAACGATATACGGCGGTATTGCCCCCGAACTCCACTGGGTTACGGTACCCGCGAACAGATACTGTCTGGACTTCGGAAGGGGTCGGATACAACCGGATCGTCTGGTTGGTGACCGCCGCCGACGCACTCGTGCCGCTGTTCCACGACGACCAGTACCACGGTTTGCCCGTAGTGTTGGAATCTAACGGATACATGATGTCGGCAACGTCATAGCCGATGTATTCCAATACATGGTTGGTGGTCTTCATTGCCGCCACTTCACGCAAACCGACGTTCTTAGGTGCAGATCCTCCCGAAAAGGTTACACCGTCGTGTGCGAAACTAAGACTTGTCCCCACCTCCGCCAGCGTGTAGTCCTTCTGCGACGCAACTGTGTCAAACGTCACCGCCACCTCATAGAACGGCCACCGTTTCTCCGAATACACGATAATGTCGTATCCTTCACGGATAAACGTGTTCATCGTCGCATCGGAGATGTCGTTTGTCGTGATGTCCACCACGTTACGAACGTGGTCGCGCATGGCGCTCAGTTGCATGATGCAGCCTTACGCCGCGTGAAAGACGCAGGAATCAGTGTCACCAACCGGGCGCCCCTTGCAGGGGTCCCCGGCTTTCGTGGTGGCAACGCACACAGATGGTGTTGCCACGGGGGCAGCATGGGTGGGGGTGGGGTTTACGCGATGGATACGTCGGTCAGACCCAACAGGGTGACCTTCGGGTTTGAGCGTCTTATAGTTTCCCGCAGGTTCATTTGCGGGGCGCTGACCCTGTTTGTATGCGTATGCGAAACCTCTCGCCATGATGCCTCCCGTGGCAACTACCGCTGTTCAGGTGCTACTAGGCAGGCGTAATGCCGTACATGTAGCCCTGACGGGCACGGTTGCTCGTAGTCAACTCGCCGTAGCAGAGCAACTGCGAGAACACCGCATCCTGATTGGTGGGCCGCACGAACGGCGTTGGCTTGAACCAAACGTCGCTATGTGCAACCAACTGGACGTACTTGGTGTTGAGGAAGTACAACTTGCCTTCCCCCTCCAAGGTTCCATCAAACGTCATCGGGCAGCCCTTGAACAAGAGGTTCTGGAAGCCGCTGTCCGCCATATCAGTATCCGTGTAACGGATCTGATCGGTGAGCAGAGCCTCGTAAGCCTCGTACTGGTTCTGACCGGTGATGCAGATGGTCGGCTGGTCGTTACCAACCGAACAGTTGTTGTACAGGGTAGCCATCGCTGCGATGGTGATTGCACCGCCCTGATTGGTCACCGCTGAACGCCACCACGAGTTGTCACCATCGGTGGCATCAATGCCGCCGGGAGAACCCGTAGAACCAACCAAGGCGCTCAAACCGAGCATATCCTTGCTGCTGTTCCCGGTGCCGTTGCCGAAGAACATGGTGTTCATGTTCTCAATGATTGTTTCCTGCGTCTGGAAGATCTTGCCTTCCAGAAGATCAATGATCTGGGCTTCGCCGTTGTTCTTGGCTTCCTCCATACCATTGATTGTCACAGTGGCTGCGTACTGCTTCCAGTCGTACTCAGCCGCGCTAATGCCCGTCTGTGCCGTCGTGGAAATAGTGTCCGTACCGGAGTACGAACCAGCCGTTGAGTTGGTCCCGTAGATAACCGGGACGACGATCTTCGCACCACCCGAAATACGCCGAATCGTCTGACCGTTCGTCAACGCATAGAACAATGGCCGTGCGCTAAAGATGTTGTCAGTAAGTTTCGGGATGTAGTTCTTGAGGGTGGTAGACAGAATCTCGTCAAAGTTGCTGTTGCCAGCCGCCATAGTCTGTTACCTCTCTGTTGTCTACGAAGACAGGGAACGCTTAGCGTCCATGAACGCCTCTCGGATGCTGGAGACTGCTTTCACCGGTTCGGTCGTGGAACCGGCCTGCTTGGAACCCGAAGGTTCCACCACGCCAGCATCACGCTTTGCTCCGGTGCGCTCCTGTTCCTGTTCCAACTTGCTGGCTTTAGCGGCTACATCGTTGTACCGCATATGTGTCAATGCGGCTTCCAGATTGCCAATCTTGTGCGTCAGCGCGTGTTGGTACAGGGCGGGAGCGTCGAAATCTCCGTAAATCTCCTTGAGTTGATCTACCTGCTTCTCTACTTGTTGTCGTCGTTGTAACCGGTCCTGCTGCTCAAGGCGGGCCTCCAAGTTCGCTATCCGCTGTTCGCTGGGATCCGGTTCATCCCACGGGTCTACTAATCCCATAGATTCACCGGTTGTCCTCTCAACACCGAATGCGTTACCCAAAGCCTCCAGTGTTCCCGCTGGATCTGCTTCCAACGAGTTCACAATCGCCTCTGCTTGCTGTAACCGATCACGTTCGGATGCCAACTCCTGCGTCTTACGGGTGTAATCCGACTGGCGCTGGTATCCATCCCGAAGTTCGTCAAGACTGACCTGCTCTTCGACGCCATCCACCTTTACGGTGTAGCCGTCGCCAACAGGTTCCCCTAGAACCTCTACTGAAGAATCTGGGCTGTCCGCTAGAGCGGTTCCGTCAACATCTTCATTCATTATTCTGTTTTCTCCTCGGAGTCCTGAAGGTTGCTCCTATGTAGTAGGGACTGCTGTCCCACTTGCTTACGAGAACGGAAGGTCTACGTCCATCTGTCCTTGAATCTGTGCCAGCAACTCTGGCGGTACCCCGCCAGTCGGGGAGAACGCTCCCTCTGGTTGCCCCATCGGCATTCCCACCGGCATTCCCGGCGGCATCTGGCCCGCCCCGGGACCGGCACCCGGTGCGGCCCCTTCGGGGCCGACCGGCTGCTGGGGTTGCTGTTGCATCATAAACTTGTCCGGGTCTTTGATTCCGAAACCGTTCGACAGAACGTGCTTCGCCAACGCTTGCGGATCAATCACGGTGCCCACCAGTGGGGCCATAGCGTTCAGCAGCGACACCGCCTGCTGTTTCCGGATCGTGTCGTTGATCGGCTGCGTGGACCCCGCTTCCACACTGAAATCGTACTCGCCTGTAATGTCGTCCCGTGCGTACGGCACAAACAGGCTGCCACCCTTGTCGGCAACCTGAGCCATCTGTTCCCCAGTCATGAACTGTTGCATCAACTGGATTACCCGGCGACCGATTTGGGCGATAGCCAACTCTACAGTCGCCAACTTGTCCGCAGCCCTAGCGTTACCTGCGTCAGCGATAATGCTCGCTTCTGTTGCCGTTCTGCGAATCTCCGGCATCTGACCGCGCGCATACTCCGACACGCCAGAAACCGTGTTGATGTCAGCCTCCACGATCTCCGACATGTTGTAGATTTCCGGCGACAACGGCGTCTGCGGCATCGGAACAACCGTTTCCCCCAACGGCTTGTTCTCATCCACCACCGGCACCAACCGGCCATCAGTATCGGACTCCAGAGCCTCCCGGCCCTCTGGTCCGAACGACCGCTCGTGATACAGGTACTTGCGGGCGTAACGCTTTCGGGCGTTCATCATCTGGGAACGCGTCTTGTCCAACTCCTGCTGTAGAGACTCCAAAGCCTCCAAATCCCCCATGGGGTAGAAGTAGTCGGGAATGTCATAGTTGCGCATCATCACGAACGGCTGCCCGTACGCATACGGCATTGCAATCGGGTCAATCAAGAACTGGTCCCCCGACTGCGGCAACACGCTCAACGTGTTCTCCGTAATATCGTAGTATTCGTACACGACACACCGTTCCTCGGTGTCAAGGTACTCTTCCTGCTCCTGCCGGGTAGAAACGGAATACATCGAATACAACAGCGAATCCGCAGACAAGTTTTTGCGTGCCGACGCCTTGTAACGCCGATCAGTTCGCGCCGCCTCCAACGGTCGAACTATCCGCTGCGCAATCCACTTGGCATCCTCGATGCACGTCGCTTCCGGGTCAACAAGAATGTCGAACGGCGAAATGCGCTCCACGAACGGCTGGTCCTCCACCACCATCATCGCCGTCTGCGGGATGTTGGCGGCCATCTCGTCATCCGTCGGCAAACCCCCCGCCAATATCGGTTCCTCGGCGGCGAAAGCGTCGGCCTCCACCAAAGCCTCCTCCAGCATTTCGTCGCGTTCCGCATCGCTGAGCGTGCGCTCCTGCTCCAAGAACTGCCACCCGACCTTGACCCAACTGTGACCGAAGATCAAGAAATCCTTCACGGCACGCCGGAACGGCTTACGGAAGTCGTGGTGCCGCCACAGGTGGTTCACTACAGCCTCCACAAAGGCTGCGCGGTCCTGATTCTCCTCAGCGTTCGGTGTCACCACGATCTTGGGATGATTCACCGACACAGACGGAGCGATCACGTTGATCGTGCTGAAAGCCAGATTGACCGTAATCATGTCCTCGGGGGTAACAGCCCCACGGGGCCAATGCTTCCCACGGTACAGATCGGTCATGCGACGCCACAGGTTGTCGTAACCCATTTCGTCGCGCCACCGTGTAGCGGCGTCTATCCGACGCTTAGTGTCCTCAAACCGGTCAGATTTATTCTTGCGAGCCACTAGAAGTACGCCTTATCCGGCAGACGTTCGATGTTCCGCCCGTTCACTTTCGCTTCCTGCGCCGCCTTTTGGCCGCGTTCTTCCCGACTTAGATGCTGCTCGTCGGGAGGCAACTGGGATCGGTAGCCCCGACCAGTTGCGAACTTGACGCCAAGTAGTTTCTGACGCCGTTCCCATAGTTCATCCAACTCGGCGCAGGCCAACGGCCCACGCAGATCCACGATGTATTCGCGGAACTCTGCGTAGGTCGCCTCCCGGGGGAGGATTGCCACGGTTACGGACGCTTGGTGTGCGGTGCAGCGTTGTGACCCTTCAGGTCCGGCTGTGGCTTCGACGGCTCAACCTGACCCGTCGTACCATGCTGGTTGTGAGGAGTCTGTCGCACCGTCACCTCGCCGTACCCGCCAGTCTGGGAAGCGTACTTCGGATCGGAGAACCGCTGCTTGGGTGAGTTGGGTGCCGCAGGCTCCCAAATCGGGTTAGCCACGACAGAACCACCACGCTCCATCTTGTTGTTCGTGCCCGAAGCGCCATCCACGGTACGGGTACCGTTGGTGTGCGAAACGAACTTGCCTGCTGCTGACATAAAACCTCCAAATAGTCTCTAAAGAGATAGATCAGACTGTCCCACGGACGTTATTTGCGCCGATAACGAACGGATTCGTGTCATCGTCCGTTTTTCCGGCAAGCCGCGCCCACCAGTCAATAGTCCAGTAATCGTCCACTTTTTGCGCAAACTCGGGCATAAACGCGTACTGGCGCATCTGATTAGCCAAAGCCAACGCCATCACACGGTCATCATGCGGCGAACCCGACATCGTTCCCCGCTCATTACGCGTATACGTCCTCAACTCGGCCAAAGTAAACCGGTCGTGGATAGTCAACTCGTCAGAACGCAACGCCATCCCCAAATCGTCAATCAACAACGGCTTCGTCGTACGAGTCGTCTTCCAACCAAACTCCTGCGACACCCTAGTAGTCGCCTGATTCAGGCTACGTTTCCGAAACAGGTTCGGATGCCCCAAATGCCGCAACTGGGTGATCGTCGTCAAACCGTGGTTGTTCGACTCCACGCACGCCAACGCATCGTTATACCACAACGACAGCCGGTACACCTCATTTGCCAACGTATCCGGCGGAATATGCCCGTGCCACACAGCAACCTGCTCCCCCGAACGCACATCCAACACCTGAACACACGAATAGTCGCCGTGTACCAACCCCTCGGCGGTATCTACCCCGACACAATACGGGCGTTTCGATACCGGTTCACGCCAAACTGTGAGCATCTTTACGGAACTCCACTGTACGGGGATACGGCTCCCACAAATAACCCATCTGACCCTCTTCGATCGTGCTATTCATCGCCTCCAACACGTCCAAGTCGAAAACCGGGTTACCAGACTTGATGAACGCCTCTTCAGGCGTCGTCGGATACTCCTGAGCCAACTGCCACGCCAACATCGACTCTTTCTTCGACTGATACCACGACTCATCCCGATCTTCTGTAGCAGACCACGGAAAAAACATGGGGGCGAACCTGTTCGTCCCCGTGGACGACCCCACCCACAGTTCGTGAAAGAAGTTTCCGCTTCCATTTGCCGTACTAAGACCAATGATTCGGCCTCCGACATCGGCCACCGGCTCAATGGATGCCCATGCTTCCTCCGGGTTTGGTAAGAATGCCCACTCATCAACTACAACCAGCGACGCAGACTCGCCACGGGCCGGATCCGACGCCGAAGGCATAGAAGTGATCTGAGAACCATTACTGAACGCCATCCTCTGCTGATGCTCCATCAGCGAATCGGGGCCACGAGCCACCAACCAGTCCGGCAAGTGCTTGAACCCGTACTTTGTCTTACGCAACAACAATACCGACTCGCGTTCCGTACGCGACAGGTCAATGATATTCTGATCGTCCCTGAAGAACGCCAACCAAAACTGGTGTGCCGCTACAAGCGTCGTCCAACCGATCTGACGAGCCTTCAGGGTCAGCGAATACCGGTTGTCGTCCCAATGCCGCAATGCCGACGATTGTGCGCCACGCAGGTTGAACAAGATCTTTCCCTGCGCCGGATGGGCGATATGCCAGTAGTTGCGCAGGAAGTAGGATTCGCTTTCGCAACAGTGTCGCCATTCGGCTTCCTGCTGGAGTTCGGTCAGACGGCTCATCCTGCAGGATGACCCGCAAGGAAATCTTCGTATGCCTCGGGGCTGTTCAAGATGATGGTAACTCCTTCAGGCGACGGCGACCGACCAAGATTCATGCTGATCGTCCCAATCAACGTACCAACCGCCACCAACAGGCCCGTCACAGCCACAACGAACTTAGTGATCCTGCCCATCTAGTCGAACAGACGGCTCATCAGTTACCCATACGGGGGAACGGGTATGTTTCACCCGGGCCACCGTACGTCTTGCGCAAATAATCCAGCAGGTCTTCCCTCGTCGGTGTTCTTGTCTGTCCAGCCTGAACCCTTTGCAAAGCGTCTGGGGTTCCTTGCCAGCCACCACCCCGCGTATTCGGACCCGGACGGGGACTGGGAGCCGCAGCGGTGGCGCCCGGATTCATCGGAATCGTAGGACGTTGACTGATGGCATGTGGGGTGGGTAACTTCGGAATCCCATACTGCTGGACCGTCGCCGTCTTATATGGCCCAGCGAAGAATGCATCACGTTCGTTGATATAGCGACCCAACCGGTTCGCCCCCGTTGCCTCGCCATACGTTGTCATCGCCAGCAACGCCAGCAACGCCAGATTACGGATCTCATCGCCTTGCTTTCTGCGCCTTTCAGCCTCTTCGCGTGTCTTTATGCCACGTCCTGTCGTGACGTACTCCCCCGACTTGAACGCCTCCAACAACAGGCGATCCCGTTCAGACTCCGGGTTGCGATCTTCAGTCATCATCTAGTCGAACAACGATTGTAACGTCCGACCCAAACCCCAAACCGTAAAGGCAACACACGCGAACAGGACGCAGATCGTCGCGCACATCACCCATTCCCTCACTGACACGACTCGCACGCCTCCGGGTCTTCCAAACCGCATTCCAAAGGTTCCTCATCTTGAAACGGATCATACACCTCCGTTGCTTCTACGGCAAACGCCGGTCCTAACACTACACGCTGGGTGACATCGGGCCAAGTCACTACCGGAACGCTCCAAGGCCGCTACCCATGCCGCGGAGCATTCCGCCGCCACCGAAACCGCCCAACGCCGCTGCGCCACCGCCAGCAGCAATCGCAAGCAACGCGTCCCGAATCGCCCGCTGCTGCACCAGATCGTCCAAATGATCCGGCGGTTGCGGTGCCAAACCCTCCTCCAACGTCCGACGTACCTTTGGCAGCCACTCCCTACCCAACGCAATCTGTTCAGGGGGCATCGCCCACGGCCCGGGAGGTTCAATCCCCGGCAAAGCCTGCTGACCCTCCATAGACATGATCGTCGGCAACTGCGGACCCCTGAGCGGGGCACCCGGCAACATCTGCGGCCCCACAGGAGAAACCGCCCGCGACTCCTCTACAGGCAAACGGGCATCATCGGCAACCAAATCCTCAGGGACTTCCACCTCATCCAAATCGGGACGCATAATGGCGTCCTCCACAAAATCACGCGCCTCATCACGAGCCACATCAGAATCCTTA